ATTATCAGGAAGCCGCTTTGCAAGGTAAAACTCCTGGTTTGCGATCTGAACAAGATTCTAATCTTTTATTGGTTCCTATAATTGAAAACGATGGTGAAAGAGATATTGTTGTTCTTAGAGCTCCTATTGTTGGTTCATTAGAAAGACATACTCTATTACCTGAGTCCGATATAGTTAAAACCCTGAAAGAGTACTACACAGAACAAGATAAGTAGTGATCTAAGTCCCCTCCATTAGATATTGATTCTAATGGATTATATACAGTGGGGACTGTCTAATGGGTGCAATTAGTAGCAGAACAGCTGGCGGAACACAAACACTACAAGGTGTTTATGATCGCAGTTCTCCCCCAGAAGTTTTAATTAATAGTTCTCTTGGATCTGTAATTTTTGGTATAGGTTCAGATGCTGCTAATACTGATAATCTATTAGAGTTTCAAAATAAAAGTGGCACCTTGCGCGGCTATATTCGTGGTGATGGCTTAGCTAGTTTTACTTCAATTGCTTACGACCCTACTACACCTAATGATTGGACAGGTCTTGGAGCGACTGCTCCAGATGATGTTTTTGAAGCATTAGACTCTTTAGCTAATTGGGCAGTGAATTTTGTTGGTGGGTTTGTTTTACAAGACGGAACAACTTCGGCTGTTTATACTAACAATCTTCCGACAGGTATCTCTGGAACTGATCTAGGTAATGATTCTTTAGATTTACAATCTGAAAGAGCTGCAGGAGATTATTGTGCAGCAGACGATTCGGTTGCAATAGGTAGAGGTGTTGAAATTAATGAAACTGGAGGAGGAGTAGGAAGTAATCTTGGTTTAGGTAATGCTATTACTATAACTCAGGGAATCTCTGGCGCTAATATCGCTGTGGGTAGTGGAATTGCTATTGCTAGTGGTATAAGTAACGTTATTGTATTCGGAAGAAGTGTCTCTATTCCAAATCCTGGTTCGCAAGCTGTTATTATTGGTTCTCAAGGCTCTTTTGGTGGTGATATAGAAAATTCAGTTGGAATAGGGCACGCAGTTGGTGCTCGAGATAGTACTGTCGCTGTTGGTGCTATCGCAAATCCAACTGGGAATAATGCGATCTGTATAGGTAGAGACACTACCGCTCCTCAAAATAGTGTTGCTATCGGTAGAGGAGCTACTGCTTCTAGTTCTAATCAGTTTATGATTGGAGCTGCTAGTAGAAGACTGAACGTTTGGATAACTGGTAATAATAGTGCTACCTCAACTACTACTGGTGCCTTAATTGTAGAAGGCGGTGTGGGCATTGGGGAAAGTTTATATATAGGAGATGTTACAGGTACGGCTGTAAATCTATTAGGTGTAGATGCTTCTGGAAAAGTAATAGACACGGGATTGGCAATTAGTGGTGGCTTGTTAGACAAATACACTACTGATATTGGTGATAATTCTAACACGGCTTTTGTTGTCAATCACAGTTTAAACACATTGGATGTTACAGTTACGGTTTATTCAAATGTTAGTTTTGATATTGAATATCCAACGATTACGATTGACGATGTGAATAATATCACTGTCACTTTCGATTCCCCACCTACAGTTAATGAGTATCGAGTTATAGTTATTGGTTAATATAGCTTGTACAAGCTCCCCATCGTATGTAACGATTGATATAGACGTTCTCCGTTAGAGAGCGTTCTCTATACCATGTAGTTGGGGTATCCTGATGCCAAAATTTTTAGATACAGTAGAAGTCGAAGCAACTGCAAAGTTTCTGAAGAGTGCAACAGATACCATTGGTAGTGTAGCTAGCCATGCACTTTTTCTTGATCTGGATACCTCGCAAGCTTTTTTAGGAATTCGTTTAGGCACAGATAGTACAATCAATTTTGATACATATAATGGAGCTTCTTGGATCAAGCAAATTTTTATCGATCCTACTGTTAATAGCGTTACTTTTAAGCGTGAAGTAATTATTGGTCGTCCTGGAGGTCCCGAAGGATATGGCTATGGCTATGGAGAAGACAACGCTTCCACAGGTACTCTGACTCTTTATGGTGATTTTTACTGCGACGACGATGCTGTCTTTGCTGAAAACATCTTTGTTGGTGGTACTATTTCTAGCTTGGCTTTAAGCCTTTTTGCCACTCCAGACAATCCCGGTGGTTCTAATACCTTATGGGTCGACTCTGATACGAACATGCTCATGTTCGGTCCGGACCCTATTCAGACAGGAACGAGTGGAGTAACCTCTTCTGGGACTCCTTCTCCTAATCAAGTCGCTTATTGGACAAGTGCTTCTAGTATCACAGGCGATCCTGATTTTACTTTTGATGGCGCCGATGTTGTCATTGGACAGTCTGCAGTCTCAGATGGTTCTTTATCGGTCTATCGTGTTAATATTGGAGCTTTGGCTCATTTTGAGCGCTCTGGTGGTGGTGGTTACAGCACAGGGGAATCTGCACTTGCCCCGGTTAGCTCCCAGCGTCCTGCACCCCGGGGGGATGATGGTGATGCTATCCCCGAGTTTACCAGTTCCAGAGGAGACACCGCTGTAAGCTCCTACAGTGATGACATTGAGTCCACTTCGGGTGTATCTCAGAGTGACGCCTCTCAGGTTGCCGCAGCCAGCGGTGCTATGGGTGGACAAGGCTACTCCGGTGAAGAAGAAGACAGACCAGATATGGGCCTCGACTATGGTTATTCCAAAGGCGGGCTTGTAAAGAGGCGCAAGAAAAAGAAATAGCGCAACATGCCTACTCAATAATAGGCTACCCGGTGGCAACCGGCCCCATATAACAGGAGAACAAAAATGCCCGAACTTACAGAAGTTGAAACCCCCAAGAACGCAGGCTTTATGTCCCGTGCTGCTAACAAG